TTATTCTTCCTCACTTTCCATTACTTTTATACCGTATTCTTTAGCACAAGTATTCTCAATCTTACATCCTCTGTATTTCTCCCAATCTTTACAGAAATATGCAATATCTGCATCTGCCAAAAGTTCCAAGCTCTTACCTAAAAACCACAATGGCTTTGCATTATGTGGTGCATTTTCAAAAAAGCTATCAATGATTTCTACATCCTCATTGTATGTTTCTTTAATTCTATTAACTGCTTTTGCCCTCTCTTCTTTAATCTGTTCATCTGTTTTGTTTCTCATTGGCTGACTTATAAATACTTTCATTTGTCTATTCCTCCACTTCCGGCAATCCTGCCACTGATGTTGCCACACTTAATATTCCTGCAAGTACTGTTGCTGACACAACCACCTTCCAATCAACTGCTGCTAATACTGCTGCTGAACCGATTGTTGCAATAAATGTCTGTGCCATTGTTTTTACAGCTCTGACCCCTGCTGCCTTAATCCAATTCTTTGTCTTGTCACTCATTCGTTTACTCCTTTCCCTGCTTCATTGGCAGTTCCTTTACTCTCTTATAAATCTCTGAACCTGTTCCATTTCCGCCCAGTGCGTGATATGCCTTGTATAAATGTTCAAAATCATCCAAGGCTTCAACCGATATGTGTTCCTGAGCTATGTACTGTTTTCCCAGTGTGTATATCTTGTTATGCAGAATTGCAATAACTCCGTCCTTAATTAATTTATATGATGAATTTTTTAATTTGACATAATTAACTGCACTAACAAAAATTGCACCAATTAATGAAGGAATCCCACACAAGGATAAAATCTGATAAAGTGTCATATGTTTTTTCCTCGACTTTCTCTGTTTTTTGGTATAAAAAAAGACCTCTAAGGTCTTGAACGTATCTCCATATTGATTTTTCCTTTCTATTCATCTTCTTTTGCGGCAAATGTAACATTGAATGGTAGCCAATCGCCTTTCACGCAAGTAGTGAAAGAGCCAGCTCCATATCTTGACATTCCGCATACGCCGTCCGCGCCTATAGCCAACTGCCAGCGGTTAGCTCCTGAACCTTGGCAGACAAAATATAGCGCAGAATCAGGTCGATAGCCTTTCGGCAATGTAAACATATGAATTGAATCATATCCGCTTGATATATTATAAGAGGGTGTAAGACAGCCTTTTACGCTTACCATTCCCGCTATTTTTTTTGCATATACAATTCCTTCTTCATCTGTTGCTCCGAATTTCCTGAAATTGCTATAGTCAGCTATAATTTCATTCCATTTAGCGCCTGTAACGCTAATCTTTCCATCATCTATCGATAAGGTCGTCGAATCACTACTAATTGATGCTCCGTTTTTTCCATACAGTGACGCTTGCTCGTTCTGCATATTCAATACAGCATTAGGAACGAAAGAACTTTCAATCGTTCCCTCTTCTTCATTAATTGAATCTAATTCATCTGATGTTGACGCTTCCATTCGTATTCCACGTTCGTTATTTATTAATTTAAATCGTTCGTATAAGTCGTTGCCGTTAACATCTAGCGAATGATGAATTGTATCAATCTCAAAAATTCCAGTAGCTTTGATATTCTCAGCAAAGAGCTTAGATACATCAATCTGCTTTGCTGTTACTGTTCCTGTCGCTATCTTTCCTCCGTCAATAATAGTCGTATCGTTATTGTAGCACCAATTTTTAATAGAATTGCTTTCAACAAAGTCAGATATGTTTTTGATTTTGGCTGAATAGTCAGTTGCTTTTCTTCCTTTTTCAAGTTGAGCCTTGTATACGTTAAGGATTCGGATGTTACCGTTGAAAAATATTACAAGGTCGTTTTGTGTAGCTCTGAATGTGATTTCTACCTTAGTCCATTTGCCTTTTGCCAATTCTTGCGATATTCCTTCAATTTTAACTTCTCCAACTGCACTGTAAATCATAGCTAACGCATATACAGAAAAGGTATAATATTGGTCTACTTCCAATATTGAAGGAATAGTTAATTTAAATCCTTTAGTCGCCGATTCAGGCGCAGAAAAACAGCCACATTTTCCTTCTTCTCCGTCGTTGTCAGGCAACGCTATAATGCTCTCTGTAAAATTCATAAGTCCTCTCTTTCATTAATAAAGAAGAGCGCATTGACGCTCTTCTTTGACTTACTAATTTTCTTCTGTTTCTTCCATTGGCTCTTCACCTTCTGCATCTTCTTCTGTATCGAACCAACTTTCTACTTCTGCAAGGTCTTTTTCTGTCAGCACGTTTTTCTCATAATACTTTAATGCGTACTGCATTACCTTGTATTCGTCCTCTCCTGCTTCTTTCATTGATGTTAATGTCTTCATCACAAAAATTTTTAAGTCAAATTTTGCCATCTCAAATCTCCTTTCTATTCTGCTTCACTTGCAGATGCAACAATGGCATCGCTAAGCTCTTTGAATTTCTTGTCAATGTATGATTTTGTGTCAGCTACGTAAGTAATCTGCATTTCTGCGTTCTGGTCATTCCAGATTGTCGTGTTCGGCTTATTTGTGTGCAGTGCTAAGATTTTCTGCACCTCTTCGGCTGACAGATTGGTAACTATAGGCTCCTTAAGTAGTCCTACAACAGTAATAGGGTTCTCTCTTAAATATGTCTTTAATGCATCTACTGTATATTCGGTCAAATATTTTTTTGAAATTTTGATATACAATCCCGCTACGTCAACAAATATACCATTCTTATCATATGTTCCAGGATTCCCAACTTCCTTAGTTATTCCTTTTAGTTTATTAGATTTAATATTTATTTTGTTTGCTCGAAAAAGCCATTTGGATTCTTTCCTTAGAAAGCCGTAGGTGTTAGTATTTGCATACCAGGTTACATAATCCGAATTATCATTTAATTCTTCTTCTAGCAATCTTTGTATCAACTGTCCCGTGCCGTCTGTTCTTATAATCAACTCGTCCTTAACCTCGTCAATTCCGTTCAATTTGCAAGTGGGCTGTGCTGACTGGATTTCTTTATAGGGTTCATATTCCGTTGCTGTGTTACCAACTTCCATCTGTGGATATATAGTTGAATTATACGTACCATCTTTCGTTATTCTAAATATCCACGAGTAAAAGTAGCAATCTTGTTCTGATAGCGTTTTAATAATATTCTCTGAGTTGATTAATGACCCTTTTGTTTTCTCTCTCGCTATGTATATACCGCTTGGAACTGATATTGTATTAATTGAATAACGCCCTTTAGGGATATATACATATTGTCCTTCATCCTTAAATGTTCCAAATAAATATATGTCTGACTCAGTTACATCATTTCCAACTTCATACGTTCCTTTTACGCTAATAGATTTGTCTTCGTTAACAGTATATATTAAATTTCGAATCTGCTTACTCTTGGCATTATTTACAAGTAAATTCTTCCCAGCAACACTAACAGTCGGATTCTCGACACAATTCATTTCTTGCGGATAATCAGGATTAGGGCTTGGCTGTCCGCCTGTATATTCTTCCCAATCTACTGCTGTTGAGCTTTCGGCGATAATCGGATAAATAATATCGTTATAAGTTTTTCCACTCGTCTGTGCTGGGTTTCTAATTCCTGTGACTTTGAATCCTTCAGGATATTCGTTTTCATTGATTGTAACTAAATAATTACTTTCAACCTTATTTTTGCTCGTAACGTTCACTTGTCCGTTGACCAGAACAACATCTTTTATGTAGTATGTTTTTCCTGCTTCTAAAATCAGAAAAATTTCCTTATTTTCTGTATTTTCATAATAAGCTCCTCTCATCCATACGTTTCCTACGTATCCTGTGGCTGTTCCTTTTCTTGCGACGCTCCCGTCTGCATTAATTGTATATGTTACTCCCTCACCTGTTCCACCTTTTGCATCTTTCAAATTCAAAAGCTGTATTCCCTTAGTCGTCTTCTGTTCTGATTTTCCAAATAAATGCAACTCCTGAATATTCATATCTGATGAATCGGTCAGATTAATCTCTGTTCCCGATTCGGTTGACTTAATTAATGTTGTATCCTGAATCTTTCCCATATCTTCGGGAAGGCTCTGTAAGACTTCCAATCCCTTCTGGTTGATTTCTTCCTTCTTTGCATCTGCTGCATTAACTATAGCTTCCTTTAGTTCACCAGCGTTTTGGGTGATGTCGTCATTGATTTTATTTAGTTCTGTCTTTTTTGCATCTGTTAAGTCGCTAATTTCTTTCTTTGAATTTGTCGTCAGATTGCCGATTTCTGTAAGGCTCTCTCTCTTTGTCTGTTCAAATTCTGTAACTGCTGAATTGATGTTGTTTTCTGCTTCCTTGGCATTGCTTTCGCTTGTTCCTGCCTTGACTGCTGCATCTTTCGCTTCTTTTGCTGATACACTAGCATTGTCGGCTGAACCTTTAGCATTAGATGCTGACTGTGAAGCGTTGGAAGCTGATTCGCTGGCATTAGATGCGGATGTATTAGCAGATTCGGCATTGTTCTCGGTCTGTGTAGCGTATTCCTTGTTTTTCTCTGTTAGTCCTTCTACTGTACGCCTATTGGCATCTGTCGCATCCATATACTCTTTGGATTTTTCAGTATTTTCAATTGTTTCTTTTAAATAATCCTTGTTTTTTTCGACTGTTTCTTTTGCTTCTTTTAACTGTTCTTCTACAAAACTTCTAAAGCTAGGCTCTTCGTCAGGTGATACATAGTCGCCAGGCTTAGCTCTGTCAAGAAGTCCAAATTTAATCAACTTTGTTGTTGTTTCGCTGTTTTCGTCAATGTATTTAATATAGGCTATGATGTTGTCTTTTGAAGTAAGCAAAGAATCTGGAATCTGAACCATACTGTCTGTTATTCTCTTGTTTATTGTTCCATTGGTAGAATGTTCATTAGAGAATTGAACCTCTACGTCATCTGGAATATCATAGAATTTAATGAGCTGTCCTGTATCGTATCTATAGATTCTTGCGTTGGCTCTGTCGTCATCCAAACCAAACTCTATATGATATACATTATCAATCTTTTTATTAATCTTCATCTTTTTCTCCTATTCTAGAATTTCAATCGTGTAATCATCGTTAATCAATGTAAGGCTATCATCCAACAGATTTGTAGTTCCAACCTGTCCTATAGTAATGCTTTTAGTTACTATCAGATTTTCGACAACTGCCAACTGCTGATATAATCGGCTGATTGCTTTTTCTGTGGGGCTTTGTTGCTGTTCGGCTGTTTCACTTGTTTCTCCATACGAATATATTTTCGATGTTAATCCACCGTCAAATTCAATAGTCATTCCCATTATTGGAAGAATAACGCCTGTTCCATCTAATGTAATTACTGTTACCATATCACCAACATCAAGGCGAAAATCGCCCAAAAGCGATACTGATGCAGGATAGTAGCTCAATTCTTTAAGGCTATCGTATAAATTATCTAATGTATCTTGCGTATGCATAAAGCAAGAAATTGTAACGCCTGTAGCTCCATTGCCCGATTTTAATACTAAATCGTTATCGACAGTACATTTAATATAGCCTAGGTTAAAAATCTCATTAGATACGTTTATATCTTCTAAGCTCCTATCGGCTGTGATTTGGTAATCTCTACTGCGATAGTCTCTGAATACGACTTTTCCTGTTCTGTCAACAGTAACAAATCTGCCATAGTAACTAGCTATGATTGCCAGCGTTTCTTTGTATGTGTAGCCTTCAAACGGATTACAGTATGTAATGGTCGTCCCATCATCGCTTTCAACTCTTTTATTGATTACCATATGCCCAGGAATCTCAATAGGAACGCCCGTCATAGTCTGAATTTCCTTAACAACATCTACTATATCGCAAGGATATGATAGTAGCGATGAATAGTTACCATTCAGCCTTGCCATTCTGTCTAATGCCGTAAAGGTCATCTTTCCAGCCTGCACAGTAGGTTTTTGTGCCTTAAAATATCCCATTGGAACATATTCGATAGTTGTATCATCAATATAAATTCCTAAACTTAACAAAAATTCTTTATTGTAGATTACGCTCGTAGGCTCTTCCATATTAACTGTAACCTGCGTTGCTATCGCTGTACCTAACTGCATTTTTTCTGTATCATTGTTAGCACTGGATGTTATATCAATCGAATAGAATCCATCTGTAATCTCTGTTCCGTCTGGTAGAGTTATTTTCGCGCCGAATCGTCTGCCATCTGCATTCAACGCGTTAATACATTCTATTGATACATTTGTATACATATTTATTCCTTTCTACTGTTCAATCAAATCAACCGCAACGCCTACATATCTTGGAAGCCCTGTAGCCATACTATACAACGGATATGTTGGCGAATTAGCATACATTTTATATTTTGACCCTTGATACTCAACTGTAAAAAAAGCGTCCGATATAGCCTTGTTAAGCAGATTTTTTTGTTCAATTGTGAGAACTGGATATTTAATTTTCAATTTTAATTTGGTAGTTACAATATCACCTGTCATTTTTCCTGAAGATGTACGACCTGTATTTTTGCTCCAAATTTTTTCTTGCGATTCTTCAATTCCGTTCAAGGCTGGCTCTAAGTCGAAAGCCTTGCTTCCTGTATTAATCTTTAATGTTACTGCCATTTCATTTCCTTTCACAAAAAAGCCCCATTCTTATGTAAGAATAGGGCATCTGCCTGTTGCTATTGTTCTGTTGTTAACATCTTTTACAACGTAATCTGTTATTTCTTTTCCTCCAACGTATACATTAAGAATTGGGGAATTACCGTTTCCGCTATTTCCCATCGCAGCAGTTACAGCAGAATATACGCCTGCTGAAATACCTGATACAATCTGGTCGTTATTCGCTACGGCTGTTTTTCCATTGCTAAATTTGCCGACCATTTCATTTCTATTTGCAAAGAAAAGACCATCTTCTCCTCTTGGATAATCAACAAAACCACCATTACTGAAAGACTTGATGTGTCCTACATTGAACCCTAATGTCTTTCCTTTATATCCCAAAACTTTGATTGCTGGAATTTTAATTTGAATTTTATTAATGTTATCAATGATATATTTGTTAATCCAATCAATTACTGTATTAATAATTGATTTAAAATCTTTCTTGATTTCATTAATTTTGTTCTTTGCTTTAATGGTAAAAGATACTTCTTTATTTTTCCATTTTGCCGCTCTATCTTTCCACCACTTGTTAATATCGTTAACTTTCTGTTTTGCGTTCAACTTTAAGCTGTTAGCCTTATCTCTCCATCCAGCGGTTCTATTATTCCACCATTCTCGAACATCACTAGCCTTTTGCTTTGCATTCAACCTTAAGTCGTTAACCTTGTCGCTCCAATCTGCTGATACTTCTTTCCATTTAGCTCTGATTTGGTCGCGTGTAGTTTCAATCTTAGATTTCAGCTTTGCTTCTGCTTCCAGTGCCTTGTCCTTAATTGCATTCCAACCTGATTTGATGCCGTCCCACAAATCTTTAGCCTTTGTTCCTAAATAAAGAGAGACTTCAAGAATTAATCCGCCGATTCCCTTGACTGCTGTTACGATTGCTTTCCAAATTTCCTTTGCAACCTTAACCCAATCAGTCGTTCTAACTCCGTCAATGATGCCGTCGATGATTCCTTCTATCAGCTCTACGAACGCCCCAGCTATTGCGAATACAGCTTTTAACGCTGCAATAACAATACCTAACCAATCAACGCTAGTTACTGCCTTAACTACCTTTTTGCCGATTGCTTTCCAGTCGGTTTTTTCGAAAAATTCAGCAATTGCATTACACAATCCTTTTACAGCTTCGCCAATTGCAGCAGTTCCCTTGGCTAAGTCAAGCTTATCAACGCATCCATTGACTGCATCTGCTAAGCTACTGCCTAACTTTTTCCAATCAAAATTAGTAACTATTTCATAGAGCGTATCGAATACGCCTGTCAAGCTGTTCCCTAATGTCTCGCCTGCCAGTTTCCAATCTATAGCTTTCAACGCTCCGTTAAGTGATTGTGCTATTGCTTTCCCAAATTTACTCCAATCGTAAGTAGTAGCGAATGTATTAAAAAATCCTAAGATAGTATTTACTGCCTGTCCAATGGTTGTTCCAACTAAATTCCAATCAGTTGCTCTAATAGCTCCATTCAAAAAATCAGCTATATTTTTAGCTATATTGTTTACTTTCTTCTGAATTTTGTCCCAATCAATACTGCCTAATGCCTGATTGATTTTGTTTCCTAGTGCTTCGCCTACACTAGTCCAATCGCCATCCTTGATAGACTTAAGTAAGCTACTAGATACATCAACCTTGGAAGTAGTCCACGCTCCTGCATCAGAATTTCCGCTACTTGACGAACCACTACCGTTATTGGAAGATGATGTATTATCATCCAACTTTGTAATTTCGTCAAAGCCAGCTATAGTCTTTTTGTACTTCTCAGCTTCCTTGTTTGCGTTGCTAGTAGAATTTGCCGTATCATCTAAGCTTGCTGCATAGTCTTTTTGTTGATATACAGCCTTTGTATAAGTCTTTTGCCCTGTTAAGCCTGCTATAAGCTCACCTAATTTGTTAAAAGCATCTGCTATCGTATTAATGACGCTACTTACCATAGGTTGAACATAGCTTACTAACGGCGAAAATGCTGATACGATACTATTCTTTAAATATGATAGTGAACTGTATATCTTAGAGATTGAGCTATTAAATCCACTACTCTGCTTTGCAAGGTTGCCCATTCCTTCCGAAAAAATGGTAAATAGCTTCATTAAAAGCATCGACATCACTATGCTTTTAATGAAGCTTAGGTTCTGCGATGCATTGGAAGCAAATCCAGATATTTTATTCCTAACACTTCCAACAGCCTTACCTAACAAAGTAAATCTGCCTATTATTCCTACTGCCTGCCTGCCTACATTCAACAATCCCTTGCCAAACTTGAAAATTGACGACACGCCATTTTGAAACCTATGAATCAAGCTTGATGCAGCATTGCCAACAGCTTTAAGCTTTGCGGACACATTCGCCATAAATGCCCCTTTTGTCGTTGAGCTTAAAGAACCTAACGACTGTCTTAATTGCATTATTCTCTCTTTAGCGCTTGCTATTGACTGCTTAGACTGTCCTAATTTAGCTGTCGCCTGCTCTTGCCTGTTAGATAAAGCATTTAAGCTGTTCTGGGTCTGTTGATAGATTGCTTTTAGACTTGTAAACTTTCCTTTCTGTTGTGTAATCTGATTGTTTAGCTTTTCAAGTCCTTGTTTGTTACCTAAATCAAGCAATCCTTCATCTACGCCATTAATTCCAGCTTTTAGTTGATTAAGTCTGTTGTAAGCCTGCTCACTCTCTGAATCTACCTTGTTAAGAGCTTCCGCCATCTGTTCATAATTCATAAATTCGCCGTCAACTTCGCCTATTTCATAATTTGAATTTGAAAGCTTATTCATTTCTGTTTCAAGTTGCAGAGCCTTTGTTTTATTTTTTTCTAAAATGCTCTCTAAATTTTGTAATTCTTCGTTAATGCTTCCTTTTATCTGCATTGACGACATTACATTAGACATCTTTTCATATGCCGTCTGCATTTTATTAATCTTGCTTTCCTGATTGCTTATTTCGCTTGCGTACTTCTCTGCTTTAGTCTTAACCAAATCATATTTAACGCCTAATTCCTGAATGTTTTGAGCGTACTTTTGAGCTGCATTAGTAGTGCTTTGATATTTCTTTTTTTCATTTTCCAAAGCTTTTGCTATTTTTTCGGCGTTTTTATCCATCGATTTTTTGGCTCTTTCAATATCTCCATCCAAATCTTCGAAAGCATCTGATACTTTGGTTAACTGTCCTCTCGCCGATTCAAGATTCTTCTTTAGGTCGTTCAACTCTACACTAAACTTGACCTTTATCTCTTCAACTGTCATTTCCTACCTCCTTCCTACCTTTTATTCGCATATCGGAACATTATGTTTTTATATTTTTCAATCTTAGCTTGCTTTAAAATCTCTTCTCTTTCTTCGCTAGTCCAGAACGTTGGGAACGCTTCAACAACGCTCGTTTCTTTCTTTTCAAAAATCCAACCAGAAATTAAATCAGCTTCCTTAAAGGCTATGTATGCCTTATCCTGATTCTCTCTGCGTTTTCTTTCCTGAACAACCCTGATGAACTCTAATACTTCGCCCCACGTCCAATCCCATATATCATTAAATTCGATTCCTGCAACTCTACCTTCGAAAATCAAATCTTCTAACGATTTTCTGCTAGTTTTTTGTGGGTGTATCTTTGTTTTCTGCTTTTTCGATAACGTTTTCTAAGTCGTTAAATACTGAATCGTATGTATCTTCAACGCTCTTTAATACAGAGTTTGCCTGCTCCTTCTTGATAATTCCTGATGCTACGGCTATATCTGTAACTACTTTTGCAAAAGCTTCAATTCCGCAGTAATCGTTATCTACCATCAAATCGTAAAGCTCTTCTCCTGATTTGATAGTATTATCGTTGTCCTTGTAATTTAATGCTGTATCGAAAATATCAATAGTCTTATCTATCTCATTGAATCCACCTAACAATGTTGTTAATGTATCTTCTTCGTATTTTTCTTTTAATTTGCGCTGACCTCCACAAGTAAGTCTTAAATGTACTTTTACTTCTTCTTCTCCATCTTTAAGCTTTAATTCTAATGTTTTCATTTTTAAATCCTTTCTTAACAAAAAGATGGGGCGTTTAGCCCCATCAAATACTAACTAACTATGCTGGATTTGTAACTTTCCAATCTTCCTGTAAAGATACTGTTAATTTAGCACTGATTAATTCGTCAACTTTAGCGCCGCTAACTCCCGTTGATACGTAGCCTTTAGTTGAGAATGTTGTTCCGTCTGGTAAAGCAACCTCTAACGGAACAATGTTTCCTGCATCTTCTAACGCTTTAAGTTTCCTATAGTCGCTAGTTGCGCTACTATTGTCAAACAAATAAGTAGCTTCCCACGCTTTAATATCCTTAACGCCCGGTACTGTCACCTTGATTTTATCTTTAAATGTAGTTGCATCTAATTCAGATGGACTTCCGCCAATATCGCCAATATCTGTAACGTAATTCATAGCTACTGAATTAACCTTTACTTCAATGCCAATGCTGGCTAATCCCTGTTTTGTTCCTTCTGCTGCTGCCATTACTTTAACCTCACTTTCGTTACTTTGTGTGCTAGTTGTTTTTGCCATTTTCACAACCTCGCTTTCTAATCAATTAATCTGTTTGTTCTGATGTCTACGTGTCGGCTGTATCTCAAAGTCTTTCGATATAGTCCAGACGCATCTATACTGTCGCTGTCGGGGCTAACATAGTCCCTTTTCAGCCCTAAATTTTCAAGTTTTTTCGATGCTTCCATTGCCATATCTATTACTGTTTCGAACGTGTCCGCCCACACGTCAATCTGATACGATATTGAATCTCTGAACTTCGTATCAGTATTGCTGTTATTAATTTCAAAAAAAGTAATCAATGGAACTGAATCGATTTCTTTCGGAAAATTCATTGATACTTTCATCCCATTGATTTCTATTTCTTCCAATAATTCTTTAATTTGTTTTCTTGCATCTACCATATCACCTAATCTCCAATACCGCTGTAGCTTTAAGTTTCTCCATAAGCTCATCTTCATTTTGCTTCATTGCTGAGTAGAAAAAAGGCTGTGGTTTCATACCTTCTGTATAATGCCAATTGCCTTCTTCATCTTGATACCTCCAAGGCGTTTGCCTGTAATGTAAATCTATGCCTTCTCTCTGCAACCCTGCCGATTCGCCAACTTTACCTGTTCCAAACTCAACATAAGATGCATATTCAACATTCGAATACGCTTCGCCTGCTATTATGTCGCCATCTTTAGTCACTCTCGAAAAAATATTTTCTCTTAAATGCCCTGTATCAACTGGCGCTAAGTCTTTGGCATCGTCAGCTATTTGCTGTGCCAACCTTCCTACTGTATCTTCCATATTTTGATTGAGCTTTTCGATGTTGCTCGTGAGCTTATCTTGTAGCTCTGACAGCCCTTTGATGCTTATTCCCATCTATCTCACCCTTTCAACCAAAATAAGCCTATAGCTTGGATATTGCTTAATTGCTACGATGTTGTACATCTTAGAATTAATTTCAACTCTGTCTTTTTCTTTCAGTTCTTCATCTGAAAAAACGCAAGCCTGCATCATCTCATTAATTCTTTCGCCGTATTCTGCAATCTCAACTTCGCTAGATATTGGCGACCACATTACATTGATACTTCCAGACGGCTCAGCTGGATAGCTGTATTCCTGATTGCCATATCTGTCTGTTTTAAATCCATAGGAAAATACATTTGTTTCTTTGATGTTCGCTGTTATTTTTCTTCTTGAAAAATTAAATCTATCGTCTCTTTGCATGCACTCTCCTGTATCTGGCTAATTTATTTAAAATCTGTTCTTCCTTAACGTCGTAGTCGTTAGTTGACACGTATGTTACGCTCTGACTGACTACACCCTCTGAATAGCTTTCAGACTTTATATTCTTAGCCATATCTCTGTTGTAATATGTGAATGCTAAGGATATTTGGCTGGAAACAAAACGGCTATCAAGAACGCTTTCATAATCTAAATCAAGATAGTTCTTAATAGCCGTAGACGCTTCATCTAAATATTCCTTTAGCAATGTTTCTGTTGTCGTATCAATCACATCAAGCCCTAATTTAGCTTTCAGTCTGTCTAATGTTTCCATATTCTATCCTTTCAATTACTTTGTTTCTCTCTTAGGCTTTCTTACCTTGACTTCCTTGACTAATTCCTTGACTTCCTTGACTTCGTAGTTATCAACATCAGCCTTGCAAATCTTGATAACATCATCGTTACTGCATTCGGTAGAATAGCCTGTCTGCTTGTTGAGAATTGTAACCAACATATATAGTCACCTCTTTTACTTCTTGTTAACTGTCATACAAACTAAGGCATTCTTCTGAAGAACCTTTGAACCATATACATCTAAGCCTTTAACTGCATCAGCAAAGCTTTTTTCAGGGCGATATGCTTCAACCTTAACAAGCTGTTCGGCGAATGATGTTGCCATATTAACACCACCTAAGATTTTATATTTAGCGCCTGCTGTATTAGGAACATTATTAGAAAGATATACAGTAAATCCTGCTGCTGTTCCAATCTCTCCACCTTCGATAATAGCCTTGTTGTAATCTGTTCCGCCTTTGATGAATCTGTCATCTTTGAGCAATAACGCGTGATACCACGCTGGAACTACTGCCCATCTTCCCACAAGTGGAACGTTTGCTTCTGTTAATGCTGTTCCCATATCAACTAAGTAATCATAAGCATCTTCCTTAGTTGGAACGATTGGAGTAGTATCATCACCAATCTTATTTCCTGCATTTACTGCCATAAGATTTGCGATGAATGAATCTGTTACATCATTCATTCCGTATGCAGCTCTCTGCATTGCATCGTTCATTAACTTAGGATTTGTCTGGGCGTTGTCAACATCTTCAATTGAAAAATTGAAATACTTAGCCTGGTCGATAGTCAATAACTGCTGTGTTCCATCTAATGAATCAGGGTCTTCGATAGCTCCCTTTGCGTAGTCCTTAATATCGATGTCGCCAATCTGATTAATCTTTACTGTGTCGCCATAGTTTCTAATTTCGCCCTCATAGTCTCTATTTACAAGATTGCCATACACGTGAGCCTTGTCTAAATGTTCTAATAATCTAGCGCTCCATATCTGAGGAATAAAATTTTTTACTGCCATTTCTTAATCTCCTTTTTTAAATTATTTTCCTGAAAGAACTTCCTGTACTTCATCCCATCTTGCGTTGATTTCGGCTGGTGTCATTTCCTTAATGGCATCCATTGTTAACGCGCTTTTTTTCTCTGGGTCTTTTGGCGGATTTCCTTTCATTTTTGTATTTGTTGCTTTTGTAACTGCTGAATTAAACAACTGCTCAAAGCTGTCTATTCTTGCCTGTGTGCTTTCTGCATCCGCACCAACTAAGTACTTAGCAAAATCAGCGTCAAGCCCTCTGTTCAAGAGTTCTTTTCCTGTTGAAACCACTAACTGCTCGTGTTCGAACTGCTTCTTTTCAGCTTCAAAAGCTTTTTTATCTTTATCTAGCTGATATTTAGCTCTCTGCTCTTCATTCATCTTCTCTAATCGCTTAGATTCGTCTAAATTTTCAAGCTGTTCTTTGTCCCATTTAGCTCTTGCTGTATTCAATGCCTTTGTTACTGTGCTGTCGACACGGCTCTGGATAGCCTTTTCCACTTCCGAACGTGCCAGAATATCATCAACGCTAAACTTTGAAAAAACATCATCTAAGCTAATTTCTGTTGGCTTAGATGATGTTGGTTCTGGTGCTGGTTCAGCAAAAAACTGTAACTTCATTGGTAAACGTTTACTTTCTTTTCTTCTCATTTCTGATTGCTCCTTATCCCTACAAGTACTTGCCTTGTAGTCATTAATTTGTTTTTGCTCCCTACAAGTACTTGCCTTGTAGTTAGTTCGTCTGGTTTTAACGCCTTTTCCTTGGCATATAAAAAGCAGCTATCTAATGAGATAACTGCTTAATTGCTTTCTTTAATTCTTCATCCGACATTCTGTAAGGTCGTTTTATGCCCTTTTTTATTGCTCTTTCGTTAGCTCTTGCCCTTGCATCGTTCTCAACGTACTTTTTATACCATTCTCTGTACGTCATATTAGCTGGTACAAGTTCAGTTTCGCCTGTAATCGGATTCCTTGCTCTTCTTTGTAATTTTGAATAATCCCTGCCATCAATGTATGCGCTGTCAACGCTACGGCAATTAGGATGCATTGGTGGAAAGTTAACGCCAACCTCTGCATCTTTGACTAAGTGGATAGTCTTATCCAGCTTACGGCATACAGCCGACGTTCTAAGGTCGAGTGTAGCGATGTAAATGTACTTTTTCGCTCCTGTGTCTCCATAGGCTTTTAATCTTGCCTGCCCTGCGACATAGTTAACTTCTGTTCGGATAAGTCTATCTGCTTCATATCTTCCTGACTGCATTCTCTTATTGAGTTCAGTAGCCATCTTTTTGCCTGATATTCCAGTCATTAATCCCCTAGTTAAGATTTCCTCTAGGTCGTTCGCTAATTGGTCCGTATTCTTCCATATTCTCTTCGAATAATTAGAACCTTTCCAATCGGTTGCGATTGCAGCCTTAACGGCTGGATTGCTTAAATTATTAAAATCGTAGGCTAAGCCTGTCCCTTTTTGGATGATATAATGCGTTTGGTAGAATGATGTACTGTACGCGTCTATCATTCTTGGCTGTAGCATTTTTTCTGTATACCATCCAATGCTCTGCGCTTCGCAGAATATCAAATCTCTTAATGCTTCAATTCTTGCTATCCTGCTTGCATAAGCTGGGGCATTCAATCTGTTCAGAATTTCTTGTTTTAAGTCTGGGTCGTCGGTTCTTTCATAAATTCTTTTTAAGGTATTGTAAGCATCTCTTGTTTGTTTTGTATTGAGCATTTTTAGAGCTTCTTCGATAGACATTCCGCTATCTGTTAGATATGTATTAAATATCTTTCGAATTTGCTCATTTAATTCTTTCATTACTGCTTCAAAAAATTCATTAACCTTTATTACTGTTCGGTCGTTCTTTTCTTGAATCAGTTTTTCAGCATCGATGCTTCGCTTCTCCCAATATGAATTAGCCATTTATTACTCTTCATCCTCTTTTTTGTCTTTTTCGTCAGGGTTATCAACATTATCATCATCGTTTTCGACTAATGCTTTTTGCATTCCAAAGCTGTCTAAATATTCCTGCTGTGCTTCCAGCTTTTCTTCTTTAAGGTTTGCCAGAACTTCGTCTACATCCTTTACAAACCACAACTGATTTAATAATGTTTTCTTGTCGACGATACCCTGTAAGCTAACTACCATATTAACTATCGCTGTTCTATCAATTGGCATTGCTATGGTAAATACAATATCCAGCTCTTTCTTATCAATCGGATTCATTTCACCTTGAACACATAGCCAATGATTGTACATTTCGAATCTCTTTTTAAGTCCTTTTTCAAAACTGCGCATCTTGGACTTAACAAGTATGTTCATAGTCATTAATTTAAGCATTAACGCCTGTCCTGAGCTGTTTCCTGCAAAGTTTTCATCGGTCATATCGACTGTTAAGGTCATCTTATGGATTTCCCTTATAATATCGTTGCAAAGTACTGACATACTGCCTTCATCGAATACTTTCTGTATGTATTCAATTCTTGCATCAACTGGTATTCCATCTAAAAATCTTTCATCCTTAACGATTTTTAGGTCGTCATCGTCAATCGTAATTCCGAACAGCGCCATTAAGCTGTTTATGAACTTCTTCTTATCTGTGATTCTGTCGCTCAATAGCTCATTAAGTCCATCAATTAACGGTATTACTTGCTCAAAGTCGCCTTGTCTTTCGTCGTTGTTCTGATATTCAACGACTGGTACTTCCCCAAAGTAATGTTCCTGTTCGCTGTCTAATATTTCGTGAAATTCAAAATCTTCTAGGTTAGTTGAACGGTAACGCTTAGAATTAAATTCTGTATATACTGTAACGTCATAATATTTAACGTCGTTCAAGTCTTCCTGCTCTTCATATACAATTGCAAAGAGCTTATTATGTTCGACTGTATTATCTCTAACCATAATGCAATTTCTAGGGTCAATTACTGTCGTTCTTGGCTCTGGATGTTCCTTGCTGTTAGCATATTCTAGCTCGTATGCTTCTCCAAATATTCCAATATACTTAGCTATTTTTGCGTCACATTCAGATATAGTCTGATTTTCATATACTTCTATAGCTCTAGATATATCTATCTGCTTCGACTGCTCCCAATCGTACTGTCTGACAGCTCCATTCTTGATTGATGCCTGTACACCTGCATTAAGTACTTCTTTTTTTTGTTTATCGTCGTTCTTTTCGCTGTTGTATTTGACTGGTTCTCCCAGATAGTAGCCTGTTGAAATATCAACTACATACTTCGCGTAATTGGCGCACACTTTTACTTTGTCCTCGTCGTCCTCTGACGGCTTAAAAATGTTGTGCTTGCCTAAATAGTAGTCATAGTTCTTTTGGAGCTTTCCAATCTGTGCTTTGTGCTTACGGATTAAATATCTAAATACGCTAGAGCTGATATGATTAACGTCTGGGACTGTTCCAACATCTATATATATTGCCATTCTTTACCTCTTTCTACTAAATTAAAAACCCCTTGGTCGCTTCTTAGCTTTCAAGTGGCTGTTTCTTCTAATTTCTTCAATTGAATATCTCAACGCTGCCATCGCATCATCGAAAAAGTTAACTGGTACGTCGAGATATAGTCCTGTTTTCGGGTCAAGTTGCCATTTCCATTGGCTGATTTCCTTATATGTATTGATACAGCTATGATGTATATGTATCTTGGGGATTTGCTTTAAGTAATCAATCTGTGCGTTAACGCTTCCTGAACCTTTTACAACTCCCCTTGCTCTCTTATAGCCTGCTTTCTGCCACATTTTTATTCTGTCAGGTTCGGCGCTGTCGCAGTACATTGCCAATCTCTTATCAAATGCCATCTGTTCTGCCATCTGTATGATTTCGCCTGTATCTTTTTCGTATACGTATAGCTCCTTGCAAACATACAGTTCGCCATCTTTGAATCCTACGTTAAGTAGGGCGTTTGCGTGATTGTAACCAAAGTCTTGCGAATTAACCATATAGTCGAATCGTTCAGGATTCGTGTCAAAATCTTCAACAACGTAGTTGCTTAGAATTAATCCGCCGACTTCTCCCCATTCGCCTAATCCATAGATTCTATAGCCCTCTGGGTCAACTTTTTTTCGACGTTCCATTCTAGCCTTGTATGCTTCATCAATGAATCTGTTTTTTAGGTAATTACTAGAATGCGTTAGCGTATTCGCATCAGGCAAATCAAAGAACACTCTTTTTATCCAGTGAGTAGCACTTACTGGGTTGAAAGTCATTTTAATTTGGTAGAATTGCCCTTCGGGTAACTCACCTCTTAATCTATCGTCGATGATTTCAAAATCATTTTGAGTGATTTCTGTTGCTTCTTCAATCCATACATCTGTTAGCTTTCCTCTTTTAAATGTGATAGATTTTAACTTTTCTCTTTGCTTGTCGTCATTAACTCCACGAAAGATTATTTGATTACCGTTACCCTTAAATTCAAGCATTAAAGGGTTTTGCTTAATGCTCCAATATCTTTCCCATTTATCGCCAAACATACGAAAAATAGCGCCCTGCAATTCCGCAAAGGTGCTATCTCTGTTGGTAATATCTGATTTTCTGACGCATAGCAGATTCCTGCCCGGGTCTTTCATTAGCCTTAATATGTAATTCATAGCGGTATCTACCGACTTACCCGAACCTGCCGAACCTTTCATAATTACATATCTTTTTTTACTTTGGTTGACAACGGCGAAATCAGGGTTAAGCTCTACATTAATATCCATCCGCTAATCACCTTCTTTTGGAGTGTTTCCATAGCTTATATTGATATTCAAGCTTGTATCTTCTTCACCTGCATTAAGGTTAATGATGTCTTCTGGTCGCTCTCCTGCCGTGTCCCTCAAAAATTCGGCGCTTGCTACCGAACCTTTAAGCGCTTTTTGAATCTGTGCTACTAATATAGCTGTCTGGATGTCTATGTTCTTTCCCTTCAAATCTGCAAAGCTCTTTACATCTTCGGCTGTTACTGTTCCGTCGCTATGTAATGGCAATTCAAGAAGCAATTCAAGTGTTTCTTTCATTGCAGCTTTTTTTCTTCTGCTGATTCCTGAATTGATGCCGCCTTTCCTTCCCATCTCTGCGCGTTCTTCCGCTGTCATATTGCTAAAACTGCTTTTCTTCAATTGCCATCACCTGCCTTTCTAATTAATTTCTTTATTTCATAAATCCTTTCAGCGCCTGAACAACTGCTTTACTTTCTGCCTTTGCTTTTGAGCCGTTACAGTATACATCGGCTGTTGCTTCTGCTATGCATTCGGCGTTACTGCTAGTCGCATACTCTGAAATCTTAGTTGCGATTTTCCTTGTGCCTGGGTATTTCTTTTTCCTTAATCCCTTGTTGAGTATGTTCTGTGCTTCTTTCATAATTTTCTTAGAAACATCATCAAAATTATTACTTCTCATTTTCTGCATCGCAACGCTGGTTAGTGAATGCCCTAACTCGTGAGCTATTACCGCCTGCTCTGCTGTCTTATTGCCCCTGCCTGGGTGATAGCCTTTTTTAACGCAATCATCGTAAGCGCTCGCCATCTTCTCAATGTTCCCATATCTTGTGTTTATTCCTAATTCTCCGTGGTCGATGTCCCAGAACGCCATAACTGTCGGGTTATCTTTTACTTTTGCCATATATATGTCATTGATTGTATTCATTAATCCATCGTAGGATTCCGCCATTTCTTTAACAGTCTGATTGATATTGTCAACAAACTGTTCATTGTTTTCATTATGTCGGTAGTTCCAAATGTCGCCAGCCTTTTCGCTGTTCAAACTGCTAGCATTTCCACCGCCTAAGTCTCCGCTGTTTGCTCCTCGTCCGCCCATTGCTGTATTTCCTTTCTGTTTTTTTGCATAAAAAAAGCAAGATGCTTTTTACACCTTGCTTTTAAAAATTATTTTGCTGTCTTTTTCTTCTTTGTTCCTGACGCTTTCGCCTTATCCTTTGCATATTCGCCTAAGCTATATTTTTTTCTTAAATCCTTAGGGAAATATCCTTCTGGTTCTGCATATTTCTTTCCTTTTGCCATCTTATTATCCTCACTTTCTATCAAATGCCTTATTATCATAAAATTTAACGCTTATATTCTTGGGAAAATTATAACCTATGTCTCCGCCGTATACAAGGACTTGACTAGGCTTAATTCTTTTTATTGCTTCATCCATTCCGTCGAACCATACTTTTGTTGCTGATTCTTCTTTTTTTACGCCAATTGTTGAGACTGTAACAGTTCCGCCCTGCTCTATTCCGTCAAAGCAAAAAGCAAAAGTTTCTTTTTCTGCCCATTGCAACGTCGGTATTACATTTATTCCTGCGTCCTGCATCATCTGCCCGATTAATTTAGAGCGATAAACGTTCCAAATTTTCATACTCATTGGCATATCCATATAAAGGCTAAAATCAGGCGTGAATACACATTGATATTTTTTCAATTTCTCTATGTATTCCTGTGGATTGTTCCATATTCTTTCGAATTGGTAATCGTCAATATAGAAATGTACGCCACATTCTTCTTTTTTACTGCTTAGAACGTAATTAAAAGAAATCAGTTCATCGGGTGTAGCATTCTGTGCCTTGATAATTGGCATCTGGTAAAAGCCAGCGCATCTAGCGTCGTCAAATTCATCAAGATTGTAAGCACTATATGTACGCTCTCTTTCGTCGCCGTAATAGCCATCGTCAATGTCGCCCAGCTCGTCCATATCAGGAACATCAAAGCCAAACTCTTCCATATCGAATTCGAATATATCTTTCAATTCCTGATTGAGAATATCCAAATCAAAATCGCTATTCATAGTTAGCTTATTGTGTGCCAATATATATGCTTTCTTCTGCTGTTCAGTAAGATTGCTTAGCCTGATACACGGAAGTTGTTCTATGCCTAGCTCTTTAGCTGCCATCATTCTGCCGTGTCCCTCAATAATCATATTGCTTTCATCTATGGCTATTGGGTCGTTAAATCCGAACGATTCAATGCTCTGCTTAATCTGTTCGATTTGCTCTTTTGGATGTTTCTTAGCGTTGTTCTGATACGCTTTTAATTCGTTTATGTTAATCTGTTCTAATTCCATCGCTTGACCTCTGCTTTAACCTTCATTTTAAAAGCGCTCATTGTGAAAAATGGGCGCTTTAAGGAGGGTAAAAAAACAAAAAAAATCAAAAAAATGAATAGTTACCTTTTTTTATAAACAATCTGCTTCTCTAAATGCAGCGATTATTTTCGGAAATTGAATTGCAAGCCAATCTACCATTTCTTCATTCAGCGCCCAGCATTCACATTCATTACTGTTATTCCATAATCCTGATTCGTATAAAAATGCGTGTACTATCTCGTGTCTTACTACCTGATTTCTATATATATGCAAATCTGCAACTGTATCTTTATCTTGCGCAAATTCTGCAATCTTAATCGTTTTAATTGAATAATCCATAATGCCATCTGAATCTTCGGGCATTTGTTCTTCTGGAACATTATACTTGATTATGTATGCTGTTCCTAATATGTTTACTTTTTTATCTTGCACTTTTCCTACTTTTCCTGCTAAAAAGATAGCCTTTTGATTGTTTTAAAATTTTTTAACAAAGAGTAGAAAAAAATCTTTTCTTTTCTACTCTTCACTCTACCATTTTAGCATAGAATGATGTGTCTTTCTATGTCCTTTTGTGTCCTCTTTTTATTTCATTCCATTAACTGCCCTAAACTCTTCCAGTGCCTTGCCGTGCATCTTAAGAGTATATCTATAGCTATATCCCATATCAATTGCTATCTGTTCCCAATGCTCTAACTTGCAGTACTTTTTATATAGCAACTTTGCATATTCAGCATTCTTTACTTTCTGAATTGATATGATTACATTAGCCCTTGTTAGCGTAAACTCTCTAATCATTGAAGCGTATGTATTCATCTTTTCATCAATTAAGCATATTGTATCTGCCATCTTATCACCTGATATTGAGCTTATTACCTTTTCACCCTGCTGCATAGCTCCCATACTTACAGATAACTCTTTTAATGTCTTAATTTCTTCTTGCATAATTGCTATTCTGTCCTTAATATGCTTAACCTGTGCTAGATATTCCTTTGCTGTCATTTCTTCCACGCTTTTTCTGTCTCCCTTCGTGTAGTTTTAATCCTTTTTCTTTGCTTTACATAATGCCCATAATACAAATATTGTTGCGATTAGCATAATAATAGCTATCGTATTAATAATTGCCATCTAATCACCTTCCTTTTTTTATAATATGCCATATATCAATCTAACAACTGCTATAAATGCAATGATTATAACTTGCGCAATTAATATGATTGCGCAAATCACTCTTGGAATATCTTCTGTATCATCAGCTAAAGCAACTATTAACATTCCTAATTCAACAGCTATCAGAATTGTTATTCCAATAGCCTTAAGTAATTTAATCCAGTCCATTAATTCCACCTTTCACTATTGCAATTGCTCGATGATAGGCTAATCGTCTGCCCTTACCTTCTGTTGCATTAAAACAACTTTCTATTTCTTTTATGACCTTATCCACATCGTAGGCTGTTGGCTGATGTTCTAATAATTCTCGACATTCAATGCTTAGTTCTATTTTTCTTGCCATACTATCTGCAATGCTGGTTAGTCCATTCTCCATATAGATTTGTTGTTTCGCATCTAACTTTGCTATTTTATTGTTCAACTCTTTAATCGCTTCATCTGCGTTTATTAATCTCATTCTAATCACTCTCCTTCTTTGCTAATTTCTATGTTTAGAACGCAACATACAGAATAATAATTCGTTCATTGGACGTTTTCTTGATGACTGTTTGCTTGGTATTATTTTATATAATTTCCAACTCGTATCTGCTTCCAGAGGTGTTGGATTTTTAAATTCTTCATATATTTCTCGCACATCTTTTAAGTTAATATGAGTAGGTATTGGCACCATAATCCCCACGTTATTGTTACTTTCTGGATAATTTTCTTTAAGATACTTCCAAAACTTATCCTCTCTTAAATCGTCCATTAATTCCTTGTACGTTTCCATTGTTGTGACCATATAGTTCTGTTCTCCATAAAATCTTAATCCATTACCGCTATATACATCATTCACACACGATTTAATTTCATAACAAATAAATTCTCCTTTCTCAATATCACTCACACAAGTAACACCTGCTGGAATAAATTGTATTAAATCAACTCTTTTCGGATGAGCTGTTCCATAATCTAGCGTAACCTCTTTGGCATAATATTTTCTGTCCTGCAAACTCTCTTCTAATAAATCAGTTAGAAACATTGTTGTCGCTTTCCTATTCATCTTCCTGCTCCTCTCTATATGGCTCTGGTAGTGGCTGCCACGCAATCACGTCAAATACACTTTCATAACCATTTGACCACCCACACATAGGATGATAATATGACACTCCTATCATTCCATCTTCATTAGTGGTTAAATACGCTTTTGCTTTTGGTTCAAAAGTTTCAGGTAATCTTTCATTACATAGAATCCAACCATTGTTTGCAGTTTTTTCAAAGTTAAAATCTTTTTTGCATTCTTCGTAACCTTCCTGATGAGCTTTGTATATTTCTTCTTCCAACAACTCTTTCACTGCGTACAATCTCCACTCATCACCATCTTCATACAAATCCATTGGTGCTTCTTCTGGAACATTAAATTGAATTAAATACTCTCCAAAATAGTAAGATTCTTCCATCGCTTCAAATGCTTCTCTAGCTGTAATCTTTCCACGCTTTTTGGTTAGTTTAAAATATTGCGCATTTTTAGAATCTAATTCTTTTGTAATTCTGACCTTTGCCATACTGTTTCCTCACTTTCTGCTAATTTTGCGTATTTCCAACATAGCATACCAATTTTATCTTCTATTGACCAAGATGTTTTTCCACTATCCCAAGCATAAACTTTTCCACCTTTAAACTTAGCAAAGTATCTTTTCAACCACGGATTCTGTTCAGATTCTCTAACTAGAATCGGTGTATCAACCTTGACTTTCGACCAGTCAACTTCTGGTTCTTTGTATTCTGAGAATAGCCAATTTAGGGCTTCACCAGAACAAAAGTCAATATTGTTATTAAATAAACATTCGTTACACAGCAAACTACTATTACAGATACGTGGTTGTCCTTGTATTAGTGCTAATCTATCAATGTCTATAACACATAATTCCACTAATTTATCTTTATATTTCTCAATATTTAACATTTCTCTCACTCCTTAACATTTCTTAACATTTTTGTCCTTTAGTTCTAAATTAAATCAAATATATTCATCTGATTATCATCCTCATAGACAAGCATTTCATTCTTAGCTCTTGTATAGAAATTCTTGTCTATCTCGAATCCAAACGCTGACCTTTTCAGCTCTCTTGCAGCTCTTAGTGTAGATCCACTACCACAGCAAGGGTCGATAACAACATCGCCCTCATCTGTAAAGATTTCTATTAATTGCTTCAATACAGTTACAGGCTTTTGCGCTGGGTGTATTTTTGGAATTTCCTTTCCGTCTCTTTCCCATTTAAACCAGTTGAATATCATACGACCTGTTCCTCTGATTGTCTTTCCGTTTTCGTCCGTCTGAACTCCATTTCTGAATTTGGGCAATTTATCTCTATACAGCACTAATGCATATTCTGTCGCTCCAACTACTCGCATATTTGCTTTTAGTACTTGTGGGCTGTAATTTTTGATGAATACCAACGGTATGTAGTGGATGAATCCGTGCTTCTTTGCTGCGTCTATCAGTATTGGCATTTGTTCAAAGCTGCAAAATACAATCATACAAGGGCTGTTACTGCTTCTTCCTCTGTTAACTTGCTTTTTATTGTCTTTCTTCAACATCTTTGAACAAAAATGAAAATATTCATACAAATTAAAATTAAAATCAGAATTAAACGCTGACTTCCCAGCATATTTGCTTTCGCCGTTTTTGTTATCTCCGCCTTTGTACCACATTGGATTACTACCATAAAAGTTATTTCCAACATTATACGGAACATCAGCAATTATTAGCTGTGCTGGTGGTATTGCGTATTTCTTGTAATTTTGCATATTGTCTCTGTAAATTTCACATTTTAATTTTTTTTTCATTTCTTCAATCGGAGTAAGAATCCTTTTATGAGCGCTCAACTCTTTCTCCTTTCTTTCTCTTAAAATTCTTTCCATTTAGGCAAACAGTAGGTTCTACCTGCGCTGGATGTTTTCCTTGTGCGTTCGCTTCCTATGATTTTTAATCTTCTTTGCCTTCTGATTATTTCCTTTCGTTCTTCCTTTTTTTTGGGGGGTAAAGGCTTACTTTTTCTTTGAAATCTTAAGTCCTGTTCATCTTCCGTTACAGATTTATTTGATTTTTTGACTTTGTATTTTCCACAAATCGTCAAATCGTGTAATGCTGCTTTTGTGACGCAACTAGGCGACCTATCCAACTTGTAAGCTATTCCTTTCGATGTATATGTTCCTATATAGCATTCGTTCATATACAAATCATAAGTTATCATCTTGTTTCTCCGCTCCTTTTCTCAAATTCTGCCTGTATATCCTTCGGAAACTCTATTCCCAGCTCTGTTGCGACTATCCAGGCTTGGTCTGCCCAACTAGTCCAATCTTCTGCGATTAGCTGGCATTTTTTCTCAAAACAGTCCTTGAATTTCAAAGCTCTTTGTCTGCCAAATCCAAAGTAATCTCTTAAAGTAACAAGGCATTCTAGCAAGATGAAGCTTGTTAGCCTTTCATCTACTTTCTTCAAATCGTCTTTTGTAACTCTAATAGGAATGTTATAGATGTTCCTCATCCGCAAATCTTCTTCTAACGCTTCTATGCCTTTTTCCTTAACCAATGTATAGGCGTATGCCATTCCTTCACGCCTGCCAATTTCTTCTTTTGATAATTTAGACATTTTGATTCTCCTTGTATTCTTTTCTTAACTCTGCCTTTTCTTCTTTGATTTTAGCAAGGCTGATATAATCGTCTGGGCTTAGTGTAGTTCCCTCAAACAAGATTTTATTTTCTTTTCGGTCTAACTCTTCCAGGCGATGCTCTATTTCTTTATTTGTCATTTTTCTTCTCCTCAAAGTGCAATTCCATTAAGTCAGCAATCATCAGATATTCTTTTGCTTTCTTGCTTTTGCCGTGAGTTTTCTTAACGATAGCTCTAAATTCTTTCAAATCTCCATAAAAGCATCCACATTGAACTCTGACCTTGCCATCCTTACATCTGAAAAATGTAGTTGTTCTGTATTCTCTGCCGAATCCCTTAATAGTTGTATAACAAGCGTTGTCAGATACCCAAGCGTCGCCAGATACCCTAGCGTTGTCAGATACCCTAGCGTTGTCAGATACCCAAGCGTTGTCTGTCACCCTAGCGTTGCCAGATACCCAAGCGTCGCCAGATACCCAAGCGTTGTCTGTTACCCAAGCGTTGTCTGTCACCCTAGCGTTGTCAAATACCCAAGCGTCGCCTGTTTGCGATAAATTCTCCTCTTTTTCGATATATCCGCCCAGCTCTCCTGCTTTCACATCTCCAAAGCTGATTAACGCCTTAATCTGGAATAGCTTTTTTCCTAAAAACATTTTTGTATTAGTTGTCAATTCGAATTTTTTCATCTTTACTTCTCCTTTTATCTCTGTTCTCTAGTAGCTTTTTTTCTAAATTCTGATAGTCATATGTTCTTTGGTCGTTGAATGACTTTTTCTTTTGTTGTTGCTTTTTGGGGGGATAGAAATTACTCCAACCTCCTGCTATTGCATTTTTAACCGCTGATATTCTATCTTCATCCGTATCGGCAACTCTCTCTAGCTTTTCAGTTAATATCTGTATCTGATAGCCATTGAGTTGCTTTCCTGCTTCTTGTCGCATATTCAAGAATTGAATAAAAGCATCATTTAATTCTGCATTAGAAAAATAAGCTATATCTTTTTCTTTACTTTCCTTTAATTTACTTTTCTTTTCTTTATGGCATTTTTCTTCGGATAAACTAGAATTAATCTCGGATTTATTACTATTAATCTCGGAATTACTCTTAAAAAGGGTAACTTTAATATAAGTTGCCGTTTCTTCTTCATTTAAAAGCCAGTATTTTTCAATCGTAATTGCCTTTTTACTTGCTTTTGTTTTGACTGCTTCTTGATACCTTTTTTGTATTCCAGTAGAGGTAAGAACCTTGTCCGACTGAAAAAGTTTGTAATTAAACAGTGACCGTTCCAATAAGAAGTTTATTACCTGCTTGACCTTATTAATTTCCATATTCAAATCGTCCGATATGATATATTCGTAATCATCGTCAACGATTAAATAGTAACCATTCTCTTTATATATCTCGCAAAGCAGATATTGATATATGACTATTCCATCTGCTCCATATCTGCTTTTTAAGATTTTAATTTTTTTATCTGAGAAAAACCCAACATCAAAAGGAAAGTACTCTAAACCTTTCTTAATTGGTCTTGCCATTTTATTCTCCTTGTGTGAATATGAATACCTGAACACAAGCTTCTTCATTCTCTTTCGTATATCTCTTGCATACATAAAGGTTGCAAATCTGCGTATCATCGCCGTAAGCTACCTTATTCAATGCATCACATATTACTTTTGCTATGTTATCAACATCAGGCTTTTTACAGGGTAACAATTTCCCTGATTCCATCTTCTGCCTATTCTTTTTTGCTTGTACTCTTAGGAATTTCATAAATTGCATTTATCGCAACATCCAAAGCTTCTTTTTCAAAAAAGCCTTTATGGTTGATTGTTTCAGCCTGCTTTATGTAACATTCTTTAATCCAATTCTCGTATAAGACTGTATTAGTTGGAGTAACACTCTGCATTCTCCTAAGCTTTGGATTATAAAATGTTCTAGCCCTAGCCTTTCCTTTTGGCTGCCCCGGAACTTCAAACCATATTTTTCTTTCCATTCTGTATCTCCTTTACTCTCCTACGTGTAGCAAGTAACGACCAGCCTATCCTTTTAAGTCTGCTTTCTTCCTGCTTAAAATATCGAACAACTAAGTCATCCTCTTTTCCTTCAATTGGTCGAAAATAACCTTGTCCGTTGGATAGGTTGAGAATTACTGTATCTCTTCTTGCTCTTGAAATTGCTTCCCTTAGCTTTCGGTCGTTTAATTCTGTTATCTGCGCCAATCTTTTTCTTGATATGGCGTTCTCTTCACCAAAGGGGATATATTGCTCTATTTCAAGTCTCTTCTCCATCTAATCACCTGCCTTAAAAGTTAAAAGGCAATCCAGAATCATCTACGTTGTCAGGAATGCTCATAAAGCCATCGCTATCAACGGCTGGCGCTTGCTGTGGCTGACTGTTATTACTATCTGCCGTAGCTTTGCTTTCTGCAAATTCCTGGTTTTCAACAACTACTTCTGTTGTGTAAACTGTCTTACCATCTTTGTCCTG